TTTTGAATGATTTTATTAAAATCAGTATCTTGACGATATAAATGATGAGTATCTTCAAGACCGTCTAAACAAAATTCTACTTTTGTATTGTTTATATTTCCAAGTTCTCGCCAAAATTCAGCACTTCTTGCGCTGCCGTTGGTGCTTACTTGTATAAACAAACTTGGATTATGTTGTTTAAAATATTTTAATATATCTATGCTTTCTAGATTGGCAGTAAAATCTCCAAAATTGCCATTAACCAAAATCATACCTAATTGTTTTATAAAATCTGGACTAAATGATTTTTGCATTAATTCTAATGATAAACTTGTTTCTTCATATCCACGATTATAAGGATAACCGTATAAATTTCTAGGACATAGTGGACAACGAGCATTGCATAAGCTACTAAATTCTATATGAAGATGTTGTATTTTTTCTAACTGAATCATGAGGTATTTAAATAAACATATGCCTAGCAAATTTTTAATTACATTATGCAATCCCAATAATATTGAAAATGAATATGTTTTAAAATTTGATCTAATTGACAGTTCGATAGCAAAGAAATGGCATTTAAAAGTTATTGAAGCAATCAAACTTGGTTATACAATAGATGATCCAGAAAGATTTTATGGACTAAACACTATACAAGAAGATGAATCAATTGCAATTCAACGCATTAATAAATGTGTCAATATTATCAATAGTCATAAAAAAATTATAGATCGTCACTTATCTGATATTCGCGACACTGATACTTTGAATTATCTTCATCATATATTTGAAGAATATCATGGATTGCTAGATCAACAAACAAATGAATTTTATACTGACGCAAGTTCAGAAGTAAGAAAAGCACTCAGTGACCTTAATATAGCGGTGCATCGTGTTGAAAATGTGTTATATGGCAATCCAAGAAGATTTGTAACGACTTATTTTGGTTTGCCAAAGACCGATAAACTAACCGCAGAAGATTTTAATTATATGACTTGCCAATATAATTTTGGTGGATTATATTTGAATTATGTTGAAGTTGGAAAAACGCTCTCAGATTTAGTGCGAGATAAGGACGAATATATCGACGACGATGCATTTAAACCATGGAACTATTATAGCGCAGACTTTACTGTTAGATTATATGATACGCTATTAGAAAAATCACAAAAAGAAGAATCGGATTGTCTACAATATTATAAAGAGAACCAAGATTTCTTTCGTAATCTTGGCTATCCAGAATATACTAATCAGTTAAAACCAGGTTTTATAAAATTAGGAAATCTTGTATTTGATGATAAAGATACCATAATATCAAATATTACAGAACATCAATATGTAAAAAGTGTTACTTTTGTTTAAGATTACTTAACATCTGACGCAGCGCACTGCTGTTTACATCTGCGGCAACTTTGCCAACAGGTTCATCTGGTGCCATATCAGTGACTGGTTTAGTGTTGCTGCCATTCTTAATACTGGCAAATATATTACTTCCAGTCTTCTTAAACTGTTGATCGTTGCTATCATCTGGCATATCACGAATACGCAAGCTATCAATATCAAATTCAAGTTCAACCTTTTGACCAACACCACTGGATGAACGAGTTTTCATTAACTGTAACTGATATTTGCCATGTTCACGCATACTACGAGATGTAAAGATACCAAACAAGTTATCTGCGGTGTTAATCTTAGAAATACCACCAGAAATATGACTATGGTCAAACTCTACTTCTTCAACACTAGCACGGTTTAACTGTGATGCAGTGACAAGAAGAATATCCATTTCCTTTGCAAAGTTACGAATTTCTTCACTAACATACTTGTCTTTAACAAACAAATCACTTGGGCTAACTTTGGCACTAACTGGCATGAGTAGGTCAAGATAATCAATCATGACAAAATCTACACGACGACCACTACGAATTTGCAATTCTTTGATATATGCACGAACATCATTGATATTGCTTTGTGCTGGCATGTACTTGATTTGCAATTTGCCGCTCTTTTTACCAAGCATCTTAACTTTAACTTCAATATCTTCAATACTCTTAAAGATATCCTTAGATGCAGTGTTAGTCAACATGCCATCAATACGCATAGCAGTCAATTCTTCACTCAATTCAAGAGTGATATAAACGCCGTTAAGTCCCATCAATACCCAGTTACATGCAATATTCTGCATAAACAGGGATTTACCCGATCCAGAACCACCAGCAAAGATATTCAACTCACCACGATTGAAACCGCCATACAGTTTTTGATCAAGTGTATTCCAACCTGTGCTAGTTTGTCCGTTATTATCTTTAATCTTGGTAAGGCGAGCAATAGGATCAAGAAAGTAATCTGTGCCAAGGTCTTTGGTCAAGCTGATTTGCACTGCATCTTTAATAATCTTTTCAACAGGATCAAAGTCACCTTTTTCTAACATATCAGCAGCTTTGAGGATTGCTCGTTCAAGTTCTTTTTGTTTGGTAAATCCTTCAAACTCACTCAAGAACCAACCAATATGTTCTTCGGTCATGCCAGTTATTGGCTGAAAGATATTGTTGGTAGCAGCATTAATCTGCTCATGCAGCGGCATAACAGTATGCTTCTCACAGTGTTCTTTGATAAAATCTGCCGCACTCTTCAAGCTACGATCAAAGTTATTCGGATTAAAAATATTTTGTACCCGCACATAACTTTGTGGGTCACTGAGCATCATTTCGATGAATAACTTTTGTATTGCCGAGTCATAATTTTTGGACATATATTATACTACACATTTCCTGTAATTTAATCAATAACTAGTTAGAGACTTGCATAATCTATTAATCTTTGGTTCAAAAAATTTTAAATTAACACAACGAATATAATAATCTTTCTTAATTTCTCGCAATCTTGAATAATTATTTTCTACCAATAATTTAAAAATATCGGTTAGATAATAATGAGTTGCATTTTCAAAATTTTTCAAGATATATCTTTTCCAATAGAAAAATTCTCGTAAAATCTTGCACCAAGTAATAAAAAACTCATTTGGTAATTCAAAATTATATGGAACATTGATATTGTTAAATTCATTTTCAACAATATATGTACTTGCCATCGCAATCGTCTTATCTTCTCTTTCTGTTACAATAATCTGATCAAATAAATGCCATGGAATTTTATCAGATTTAACTTCTTTTAAAAAATCTGATGCCATTATTTTTACAACATAATCATCTGCATATAATTTCTCATATAATGCTTCATCAAATGTCTTATGATCAAACCACTCGCCAAGATTTTCAATATTATGCTTTTCTGCTAGCAGATTGCACAAAACTGAACTGCCACTGCGCTGATGTGAAAAAACACATATTCTCATTGAAACCACCTTTTAGAATGCAATTGAATCTTTAATGTATTAGTATGCGCATTGTCAAGAATACTGCGCATAGTAAACAGTTGACCATACTTAGCAACAGCATCGGCAACATCTTTAATACCACTTTCCCAATCAGGAAATGATACACCCCATCCATATTTTAACGCAGCATTAACCATTGCCATGCCAGCCTTGTCACGATCAGGCACAACAATGATATCACGGTCAAGTGTTTCAATGACCTGTGCCTGACCATCATTAATTTCATTCGAACAGATTGCAAGCGCACCGATAGCAACTGCATCTAACAAACCTTCTACTACAATACAAAACTGTGCATCCTTATGCTGTCGATCATAACCCCATATCATATTGCTTGGGTAATTAGAAAAGTATTTGATCTTCTTCTTGCCATCCTCGAACAACCGACCACTAAATCCCATTGGTTTGTTTTTCCAAGTAAATGGAACAAGCACACGGTTACGCAATGCTGCATCATCCGTCCAATAAAACTCATGCAACTTGTCACTGAAACCACGAGCATCAAGATAATTGATAGCCGCTTCAAGAGAGTTATAATCTTCTTCATTGATATAACCATCATTAAGCCAACTTGTAATAGGACGACCAGGACATGGGTCACGAGGCTCATAAGTTGGCAACTCACGAGGTTCAATAACCGTTGGTTCATAGCTTTCTTGACTGATTGCAAATAGAGCAAGACGACCAATTTCATCTTCGCCCATGCCAAGCCACGCCATCCAACGCCGCATCTTATAAGAAAGACGACGACCTGGCTGCCAAGAAGCAGTGTAATGGCAATTAAAGCAATGAGCAGTTATACCGCCGTCTGGCGATGGCATAACGCCGCCACGACCACGAGTATCCGCTGTATGACCATTATGATGGCAGCAGACAGCATTGAAGCTTATCCAGCCGCTAGGCGTGGATTTGCGCTTCCATGGCAGATGCTGCATGATTTGGTCAGTAATTTCCATTAAACTAATATAACAGATTTATAACAATCTGTCAAGGACGATA